GCTGCATCCATCGCTAGATTTTTCAATCGATGACGACGATCGTCCATCATTGCCGTAATAGGCAGCGAACGATTACCTCCAAGAAACGAAACGAAGCCCTCGGCGCATTGCTTTATTGCGCCATCGAGACCTTTCATGGCATCGGCGACGACCGAGGTGAAGCCATAATTTTGCGGCGCTTCATGATTGAAAAATGTCTCACCCTTCATGCCACGCGACTTCGTCGATTCCTGCATGAGCTTGGAATCGTCGACGCTATCGATGGCGGAACGAGCGCCGCCAGCGGTATAAGCGCGATAAACCGACGTATGCGGCGTCGAGCGGTGTACCATGCATCAACCAGGAGGTTGCAAGCTTTCTGGCGGTGGCTCGGGGACTGTCGTATCTGGAGTCGCAGCTCGCGACGTCTCACCGGGCGCTTGCGGTATCTGACCGGTAGGATCGGCATTCATAGTGTCCCTGAGCAACCAGGGCGCGACGAGTTCGAGCAACGTCAACGTGCCTGATTCACGATCTTGCGTGAACGTCGCGGATTGAATTTTCAATTCCTGATTTACAAACATCGCCATTGGCGAATCGACAGTGACCTTGTCGCCGGGAAGCCATAACGTGCTGCCGCCGCGCAACCAACCTTGCACCGTGACATTCGCGGTGATGTAGTTGCCCCGAATAAAAATATCCTCGTTACGAGCACGCGTCATGAGTTCGCCCTGTCCCCAAACTGGCTGTTCGGCTGGAACGAGAAGCGGGCTGTAAGGCATCTTTTCAAAGCCTTCGGAAAATCCTTCCAGCTCGCTCGACTTTGTCCCGTGCTGCTGATCGTCACCGCCAGATTGGCCTTGCGTCCGAATGTCCTTAAATGTGCCCTCGACGCTGATAATAGATTGCATTCGGAGAATGTTTTTGCCCTCGATCAGATTCCAAATCGGCTGCCAACTATGATCACCAATAAGCAAAAAATTACCGAGATGATCAGCCGCGAAGACTGCGCCGCGCGGACGCGCAAGGCGTTCGATAAAAGCAAACACGGTTTCGCCAGGTTCATTTTCTAACGTCTTGAATTTCGTTTGATCAAGCTTACCGATGGGAAGAACTTGAATGCCAAATTTTTTGCATAAGCGCTGCGCAACTTCAAGCAATGTCAGGCCAGAAAAATCCTGCGTCGGAATGATGCTGGCGCGACCGGCCCAAAAAGTACGGCCAACGCCCCAAAGTTGAACCGAGTGACTTCCTTTATCATAAGCAGTCTGCCGCCGCAGAATATTGCCTGTGATGGCTAATTGACCGCCAAGATAAATCGCGCATGGATCAGGTGGCGCGAATTGAATTCGCTCCCAGAGTGGTGGATTCGGGTCACGTTCTGCCGCGGTGAATTGAAAGGTCGGAAACCAATCGCGCCAACGAAGTTGCACATAAACCGTTTCCCAATCATCATAACGAGCACCACCAACGACAATCGTCGCGACCTCTTCCGGGTCCGGAACAGGATAAGGTTTGGTCCCGAATGCCATTCAATTTGAAAGCGCTCGGCCGGCGGGGCGCATAAACAACGGATGCACGACATGATTTTCAGCGCGCAGCTCATCGGCGCGACTTGCATCGGCATAGAGTCGATAGGCCGCGATCAGCGTCGGCAGCGACGGCGAATGGAAGGTGAAATTCAGCATACGCGGTAATGGACGCGCGGTCTCAGTAAGATGCGCTATCGCAGCGGCGTGCAAACTCACGATCCCTACGTAACCATCTTGATCCATTTTGTCGGCGGTGACCTCTTCCATCGGCGTAAATGCGTCGTTCAATGACCGTTTCATCGCATCAACATCGTCGCGGCTGACGAAGACCATATTAGCCAACACTTGCGCTTCGGTCGCGAGCGCAAGGCCAATGAGCGAATCCCGGATCAATACTGCCCCAAGCAAATTAGCGGTTAGTCCAGCCGCCGTCTTACGCACGTGCTCTAGTACCGCAAACGTTGCTCCCGCTTGACGTGCAAGCTCGAAAATTTCTGTCAACGGCGGTCCTGTCAAATCGTACGTGAGCAAATATTCAGCGTGCGCCAAGAAATCGCCGACCGCCGTTCGCAAATCCGCGCCGGTACGCCCCGACGTCGGCGACAGGCCAAGCATGTCTAGCAACACTGTATGACAAATCGGAACAGATTCCTTGACGTCTGGTTTTTCCATAAGACTAACGCGGAATAGGAGCTAATCGCTGCACTGCCGGCAGCGCGAGCGAATCTTTGATTATATTTCTGTATCGTTCCGATGCTGCCATCAGATTGCTACGTGTATCAGGCTCCGGTCGGTATGGCTTCGTGCCCTGATCGACAAATTGAATATCGAACACGCAGTAGCCGCCAAGTTTCTCTTCCTCGGTCAATCGATAACGCGTGCATACGACCTCGACCGGCGCCATCAATGGGAGCTGTAGAATACCGGCGCCGCCAGTATCCAAGCGCTCCTGAAGCTGATTGCGCGCGCGGGTGTAATCACGATTATAGAGACTGATGCCAGCATCGTAAGGAAATTGAATAATATAAGCACGTACCGCAAACTCTGCCGCCTTGCGTCCCATGTCTTCACTATAGGGCCACTCCTTCTTTGGAAATTCATGGGTAACAATTCTGCGGCCACCTTCCCGACTCGCACTCTCGACATGAAAGAGCGCTTCATCAAAACGTGCCGGCAATAAGCGCTGACGCCATGGCGAACCTTGATAGTTACCGCCCTGCGGAGCACTGTTCGGCCTCGCTAAATCGCGGATAGTCGCGACGGGCATTTACTCCTCCACGTTACTGCTTCCAGCTTCCGCCACTTGTGCTGCTGGTCCAGTGTCGGCAGGAACCATTTGAGTCATGCGCTGCATTCGTACCTTACGGAACGGGCCAACTTGCGAGACCCTGCTGTGGCCACTAGCATGGTCCTTGACATTGACATCAACGTTTGCGGTTCCAATTGCACGGCGCGAACGACGGCGCGCAGCAAGGGCATCAATCGTACCGCGATCGACTTCCTGCCTACTTTCCGCCGCTGTCTCCTCATCCGCCGAAGTGCTTCCCCAGCCCCGCATGTGTGAGATCGCCGCCGCGCGACGACGTCGCGTCTCCTCCGCACCCAATAGGTTGCGCATCCTCGCGCGCTCGAAGTCCTGACGAGAGAACGGCGTCACTGGCGCCGGACCTGTTGGCGCGGTTTCTTGTGCAGCTTGCGTGGCACCGGCCCGCGACGCTGCTGTCTGCGCTATTCTCTCGGCCAAAGGCAGAGACCTGACCGTGCGACCCGGACGTATGCCTATGACATTGAACAGCTTCGCTAAAGGACTCGCGCCTCTCTGTCCATACTGACCTATGCCCTTCGGATTCGCCGCCGCCGAATTAGCATCTCTAACGAAGGCTTTGACTGAAGCATCAACGTCGTAGGCATTCCCGCCGGGAACTTGATCGTGACCATATTGAAAGACACCAAAAGAACCGCCCGGATCATTCAGATTTGTTGTTCTAGGATTAAAACTCGATTCCTCGTTAGCAACGGCAACGCCGAATCTCGCCCACTCCTCCGGCGTTCCTTTGACAATACCAAACCTAGCGCCGTCTGGAGGAACACCTTGCGGTGGACGGGCTCTAAACTCAGCTAGAAGTTTTTGATAAAGCGCGACACCGCGTTCATTGAAGGAACCACGCGCTGGAAAAGGAACGCTAGCAGTACCTCCTCCCCGCGGCTGTCCGCCACCGGTTGCTTGGCCAGCAGGGCGCGTTGTTGTTGCGTCAGCCGCAGCGCCGTCACCAACGCCACGACGCTCGCGAACCTTGGCCACCGCCTCAGCACCAGCAAACCGAAAATCTATGTCTTTGATAGGTCGTCGCTGGAAGCCGCGTTGATCAACCACGCCGACTGTCTGAGTCTTCGCATCGTAACTTCCTGGAACAATCGTCATCACATGGCCGCCGACTTCGCCCGGTCCCAGGAGTTGCCCTCGTCGACCTCCGTACGTGCCGTGCCAATAAGTGCCATACATAGAGCCAAATGGATGATCGGGGGCATTGATGTCTTCGGGCTTCATGCCCTCGCCCCACTTGTGCCACGTAGTAGCAACCGCGCCGTGTTCTGGCGGTTGGAAACCTGCGGCTCTCGCATACTTGCTGGCGACAATGCCACAAGCCGGTCCACTCATCTGATAGCCGCGCGCGGCAAAGAGCTTTTGCAGCCCGACGACGTCGCCTTTCTTACCCAAGTCCTCAGCCAACCGCGCCGTCTCGGCGTCTA